AAGGCATCCATGCTTTAGGCGATACTATTTGGCAGTACGATTTCGCCATGTACTGGACGATCATGATGCTGTATCTGGTGGAATTTGCCAACTGGAACAGTCAGGCGGTCATCGGCTATGGCTGCGGTAATGGCAGCGGCGTGGAGGCTTTGGGCGCGTCTGACAGTATGCCCTACCACACCGGCACCATGCAGACGTCCCGCACCACCTACGGCGTGGGCGTTCAGTATCGGTACATTGAAGGTTTGTGGGACAACGTCTACGATTGGTTGGACGGCTGTTATTACAGCAGCGCCGGCCTGTCCATCATCACGAACCCGGCGAATTTCAGCGACACGTCGGGCGGCACCGCCGTCGGCACGCCGGTCGGAGGCTACCCGACCGTCATGGCGGTCGCCACCGCATCCGGGCTGGAATGGGTCATTTATCCCACCACGGCCGGAGGTAGCACCAGTACCTACGTCCCGGATGGCTGGTACTTCAACGCGTCGAGCCCGTGTTTGCTCGTCGGCGGGGATTACAGCCAGGGCCTGGATCTCGGGTTGTTTTGCGTGAGCTACTACACGGCCGCGAACACGAGCGCGTACATCGGCTGCCGCCTCCAAAAACTCCCCTAAAGAGGGGGGCGTGGGGGGAGGGCCGCAGCCCGCCCACCACATAACCTTACGCATCGGGCCGCTCCCGTCAAAAGGAGCGGCCTAAAATTTTGGGGTCATCCGCGCAGCAGACGATGGTTTTCGCGTGTCCCCGCGTCGTCCCGGATAACTGGAACTTCAACGCGTCGAACCCGTGTTTGCACGTCGGCGGGAATTACAGCCAGAACCTGAATCACGGGTTGTTTTACGTGAACTACAACACGGCCACGAACACGAACGCGAACATCGGCTGCCGCATCCTTGTCATAGCATTTAGGCTACAATTTTTTGTTGGTTAGGGGGCCTCACCCTTTCCATAGGCGCGGGCGACCGCACACCCCATGGTGAAGATAAGCCGGTTAGGACATGAGTTAGTACTCTCCGCAACCAGCGGAGCGCAGGAAAGCCCATGAGGCTACAAGGAGGACAAGAGAAAATCCTATGAAACGAGCGACACAGTTATATCCAGTATTGATCTCCGACGGGAATTTGGAGCGGGCCATCGCAGAGGTCAACGCCACCCACCGCTGGCTGCCCAGGCACAAGCCCAACAAGGTCGTGGCCTGGGTGGAGGAGGACATCCCGGCCAGGGTGAAGGAGCTCCGGGAGATCATCAACGGGCTGATCGACAGGACACAGAGCCTTTCTCCGCCCATCAAAAAACGGCGTTACGACAAGAGCGCCGGGAAATGGCGGGACATCAACGAGCCGCTCCTGTGGCCGGATCAGTACGTGCATCACGCGCTGGTGCAGGTTTTGGAGCCGGCCATGATGAGGGGCATGGATCGCTACTGCTGCGGGAGCATCAGAAAGCGGGGCATCCATTACGGCGTCAAGCAGATCAAAAAATGGATGAAGGACGACCCAAAGGGCACGAAATACTGCCTGCAGTTGGACATCCGCCATTTTTACGACAGCATCCAGCCGCGCTTCGTTTTGGAGCGCATGAAAAAGCTGGTGAAAGACCACAGGGTTTTGACGTTGGTGGAGCGGGTCGTGGAGCACGGCGTCCTGATCGGCGTGTATTGCAGCCAATGGTTTGCAAACACCATTTTGCAGCCGTTGGATCAGATGGTACACCGGGCCGAATACAGGGTCAGCCATTACCTGCGCTACATGGATAATTTCACCATTTTCGGCCCCAACAAACGCAAGTTGAGGAAGCTCCTGGCGGCAATCACCCAATGGTTGGGCGGGATTTGCCTAAAGGTCAAGGACGACTGGCAGATTTTCCCCACGGCGTCCAGAATGCCGACCGCGCTGGGTTATCGTTTCGGCCGGGGTTACACCCTCGTCAGAAAGCGGAATCTGCTCCGGTTAAAGCGCAGCCTTGCCAATTACCGCAGGAAGAAGCGCCACCGCCGGAAAATTTCCCGCAAGCTGGCGGCCGGGTTATTGTCCAGGTTGGGCCAACTCCGGCATTGCAACCATGTCCAAATTTATGAGCGGATCTATGAGCCGGGCACCCAAAGGGAGTTAAAGGACGTGATCCGTAAATACACCAGAAAGGAGCGACAGAAATGGAATACATCTTCGGCACAAGCGGCCTGAACGATGACGAAGTCCTCAAAACCAAGGGGGAGGAATTCACCGATTTGGAGGGCTGGCAGGAGGTCGTCCAGGATTTCCCGGACGCCAAGCGCACCGACCGCTTCAGGATTGCCGCCAAGGTGGGCCAGGACACCGACGCGGAGGGCGCCAAATACACCTGGTACACCATCGACCACCACAACACCATCATCGACAAGACGCCCATGTTGGACGCCAAGCTGGATTATTTGTATATGATGACCGGCGTGGACATGCCGGAGGAAGGAGGGTCTGACGATGGAACACAGTCCGAAGTTTAACACCGTCCAGGCGTATTATAACGCCGGCCGGTGGACGCGGAAAATGGTATTGAACGCCGTCGGCAAGTGGATCACCGAGGCAGAGGCGGAGGAAATCCTGAATGAGTAACACCGACTTGGTCACGGAGCTGACCGACATTTGCATCCGGCAGGCGGAGATCATCAAGGCCCAGGCATACATCCTCGAACAGTTTGGGGCGCAAGTCCGGGAAGAAGAAGCCCTGGCGGAACAAAACCGGCTCCGTGACCTGGTTGGAGATTGGGACGCTTAACGGGAGGGCGTAGCAATATGGAGCGTTTTATGTTTTGGGTTTACGACCGCATTTTCGGGAAAACAATAGACCGCCTGCTGCGTGTGGCGGAGAGAGAGGAAGGGGAACCGATTGGGAATTGACGCTATCGCTAATATAGCGGTCAGCGCGTTAGTTTCCGGCCTCGTTTCCGGCGTTGCCCTAAAGTATATCACCCGGTATTTCGACAAGAAATTGGAGGCGGAGGAGCAGCGCCGCAAGAAGCTGGAACAGCAACGGCACGACCGCACCGTGGCAGAGGCCAACCGCCGGAGGGCGGCAGGCCGCCTGTTTTTTTGGCTCCATCATGCCATCACCAAACCCCCGGCCAACGGGGAGTTGGAGGACGCCATGAAGAACTACACGGCCGCAGAGGAGGCCCAGAAAGCCCTGGAGCAGGACATCCTCGCGTCGTATGAGGAGGATCAAAAATGAAGAACAGGCCGCGGAGCAAGGCGCGCATGGAGACCAGCAAGAAGCTGCTCCTGTGTACCGGCGCCATTTTCGGCCTGTCCGTGGTCGTCGGCGTGGCCGCGGCGTTTCGGGGGGTGGACGCCACCTTCCTCGCCGCGGTCATCGCCGTCACCGGCGGCGTTTTCGGCTCGGCCATTGTCGCCTACGAGAATAAGGCCAAAATGGAGAACATCGTCAAGATCAAAATGGCGATTATCAAATTTCGGCTGGCGGCCGGGAAATACCTGACGCCGGAGCAAATGGCCCAGGTGGAGGGCGACATCGCCTCCATCGAGACGGCCATTGACAGCAAGATCGACGACACCGTCACCGAGACGGTGAGCGCCGACGCAGAGATTAAAACCTTTTGAAGAAGGAGGAACACACCATGACAGAACAGCAACTTCGCCAACACGTGGCCGACATCATGACCGGCTGGGTGGGCGGAACCAAGGGCAGCGCAAAGCACCAGGAAATCCTGTCCATTTACAACGGGTACAAGCCCCTGGCCCGGGGGTACACCGTGAAAACCACCGACGCATACTGCGCCACCACGGTCAGCGCGGCCTGGATCAAGGCCGGGATCGCGGCGTACACCGGCACAGAATGCGGCTGCGGGCCGTTCATCACCATCGCCAAGGCCAAGGGCATCTGGGTCGAGAACGACGCCTACGTCCCCAAGCTGGGCGACGCCGTCATGTACGACTGGCAGGATGACGGCGTGGGCGACAACACCGGCGCCCCCGACCACATCGGCATCGTCACCAAGCCGGGCACCGCGACCTTCACCGTCACCGAGGGAAATATGAGCGGCGGCAAGGTCGGCACCCGAACCATGGCCGTCAATGGCAAGTATATCCGGGGCTTCATCACGCCGGATTATGCCGCCATCGCCCCCAAGATCGCCGCCACGGCCACCGAGACCGCCACGGCATCCAACACCACCACCACGACCACGGCGGCCACCAGCGCCGCCACAAAGGCCACCACGGCCACCACGAACAAGCTGCAGGCGGCCAAGAGCAAGGACACCAGCCTGGCCGGCACGTACACCGTGAACACCAACGGCGCCACGTTGAACCTGCGCTACGGCCCCGGCACCGGGTACGGCATCATCAAGGCCCTGGCCAAGGGGACGAAGGTGCAGAATTACGGGTTTTACACCGAGGTCAGCGGGGTCAAATGGCTGTACGTCAAGGTGGGCGCCACCGTCGGCTTCGCATCGGCCGAATATTTGAAAAAGGCATAACGCCGGGAGGAATTTATGAGCCTGTTGCAGAATTGGGACAGCATCATCGCTGTCGCCATCGTCATCATTTTGGACGCCGCGGCCGTCGCCAAGGTCGTCCTCGGTATCATCGCCAAAATCAAGGCCACGCAAGAGGAGGACGACAAGGCCGACCAGACCGAAATCCTCCGCAGCATCATCTTCGGGTTGGTCACGGACGCGGAGCGCGACCTGGGCTCCGGCACGGGCAAGTTGAAGTATTCCAAGGTCGCGGCCTGGGTATATGAGAAGATACCCGACAACATGAAAAGCCTGTTTTCCGCCCAGGACATCGAGGACATGATCGAGAGCGTGCTGGAGGACGCCCAGGCATATTGGGAGGCCAACGCCAAGGCCAAGGAGTACATCGAGAGCGGAGACGCCGCCCTGCTCACGGCCACGGCGGAGGTCGGCACCATCCAGGCCGGCGCAACCGTGGAGGAAGTCGTCGCAGCGGTCAGCAGCGCCATCGCAGAGGCCACAAAAACGGCCACAGACGCGCCGGCGGACGCGGACGACAACCAGCCCACCCCCGGCGATTAAACCGCCCACAGGGCAAGGACGGCCCCCAGGGGGCCTTTTTGGGGGAACCCCCACCCCATCAGCGAAAAGGGCTCGGAAAAAAATATTTCCGAGCCCTCTTTTTTGCTTGACTTATACACCGCATCGGTTTATAATAGGGCCATAAAGCAAAGGGGGCCACGACAGAGCCCCGAAAAATTAAGGAGGACACACACATGGCACGTTATCAGGTTTGTTACACGAAGGGCAACGCCCCGCTGACCG